AATTGATAGGAAATTCTAATGCAGAACCTTCACCTACAGCAACAGGTGGTTTATCTGGATCAAAATACCAATCAATTTCTGTATTATCAGATAGCTTATTTGCAAAATAAATTAAGGATTGTGAACCTGCAGTTCCTTTACCTATAACAGCTATCCTTCTTGTTTTTTCATCTGTATCTAATTCCATCGTATCTCCTAAGTTGGTGCTCGCACCCGGACTCGAACCGGGACAGCTAAATGCCGACAGATTTTAAGTCTGTTGTGTCTACCGATTCCACCATGCGAGCTATATTGGCAGGAGTGCAGGGAGTCGAACCCCAGCTTTTGGGTTTGGAGCCCAACGTGCTACCATAACACTTCACTCCTATTCTTTATGCTCACCATTGACGTAGAATGGGCCTTCTTCATCTAGAAAAGTATTCTGAAGGTCCTCAACAATTTCATATTGATGTTCCCAAAACATATCATTACCTTCTTCAGTAAACTCTTCTGTTTCAGCATCATATTCGTCTTTTAGTCCTTCGACACGGTCAAGCATTATATCTCTAAGTTCGTCATATGTCCATTCTTCATATTCTTCTACACCATCTTTGGTCATAACATTAGCTCCGACAAAATTAGGCATCTCATCTATATATGATACGTATGCAACTAAATCCGGATCAACTTCACCAAGCATTTCCATAAGTTTTTCAAGTCCTGTTTCAGGTGTAGCCCAAGCAGAATTTAATGAAAAGCTACCATCATCTGGATCGTAGTTTTCAATGTGACACCATTTAGCTCCGACATTGTCTGTTGTCCAGCTATACTCTTCTACCATATCATAGGTAACATCAGTTCCATCGACAAATAAATCTGGGAACCAACCTTCACCATCGTCTTCACCTCTAACACGTTCAGATACAAGATTGTTTAGACGCTCAAGACCTGCATCGTTTAATTTTTCAAACCTAACATAGGTTGATACATGATTTGCCATTATTGCCTCCTTAAGACTTTGTTGGCCTCCCGTGGAAGATTCGAACTCCCAACCCCCAGATTCGTAATCTGGCGCTCTATCCAGTTGAGCTAACGGGAGATGAATTGGCCTGCCCTGTAGGACTCGAACCTACGACCCACAGCTTAGAAGGCTGTTGCTCTAATCCAGCTGAGCTAAGGGCAGTCTCAAAAAACTCTTTTGGTATATCCCAAAACAGAACATACCTTTCTTCATCTGTTCTATTCCATGCTCGATGAAGTTCCCAATCTTTAAAAACAAATGTTTCTTTTTCTTTCCATCGATATATATGTGCTTCTGTTTCTAGCCCTAACTCAAATTCATCGCTTGGTATTTGTAAACCTAAGTGCATTTTATAAGCATAATGTTTACCACGAGTTAGTGGTATATGTAAATAATCTGGATCACAATCTACTGACCAGTCCCATCCACCTCTGTTTGCTAATTTGTACATTCCACTTTTAGTTGGAATGCCAGTGTGCCAACCTGTGGTTGAATTAGGACCTAAACAACTAATTGATAAATTTACTGCCTCAGGCATATAATTTTCAAATATATTTCTGATTGTGGGAAACTTTATTTTACTCGTTTTTGACCAATGTCCCCAAATCGATTTTAAACCAAATACATTCCATTCACCTTCTTGTCTTCCATCTTTGTATGGTAAGAAGTCAATATCGTTTTTTGCATTATTAAACTCTGCTAGTATATCATCAAAATTAGATTTCAATACCTCATCAAGTTTATTTACTATAGTTGTAGACAATCAAACTTTCCATTCTATTTTTTCATCAATGGCCCATTGAACCCCATGAACATAATCTCGACCTTCATCATCTAGATAGGCCCAATATAGGGAACACTTATCAACAACTTCTTGTACGTCTGCAGGATTAATAAGATGCTTATTTGCTTCCATCATAGCTTGTAGTTCATCAAGCAATGCATCGGTTTTATTTTTTATTTTAGTCATCAGTCATATGGTTACCTCAGATATTGAAAAAGGTAGTCTTTCTACTGAAGGCGCTACCATTCCTACCTGCGTCTTAATTTTATAGTCGTTACAGGCTTAACCGTGTTTCATCACTCGACTGTCTTTCAAATTATATTTATGAACAATAAAGAAAGTCTGCTTTAGACACAACATTATCATAAAGAAGTTCGTAAAACTCACTATAGTTTTGTTCTTGAAGTTCTACTAACTGGTCATCGTTTAAAGGTTTACCATTTTCAAACTTTGCTTCACTTATGTAAGCATCACAATAGTCAGGATGATCTTTCATATCGATGCCATCAACTTCAACATCAATCACTTTCACATTATTTAATTTCATATATACTCCTTATAAAAGATAATTAGGACCGGTCCAACGGATATCATAATCTTCAAAAATGTTACCTCGGGCAGCATTTCGAGCAGGTCCTTGCCATCCGGCAGCCATCAAAATATCGCCAGCTTTGAATTTGTTATCGTCTGCCATCTGAACAAAACCCCAAACACTTCGGCTTGAAACAATTTTGGCATACTTCCGACCTTCTTGAACAGTAAGGCCATCATTAAATTCAGATATCATCTTCTTGTTAATATCAGAATACTCAGTTTCACCTTTTGCGAGAACACCCCGCATTGTCCACTCAGCGTAATCTTTCTTGATATTCTCTAGAAGGTTTTCCATTGCTTGGTTCATATTTTCACTCTCTTTCATCATCATTTCAGTCTATATAATAACAACCACAAAACTATTTGTCAACCGGTTTTTTACCTAATTGCGACTGCTTCATTCCAAATCTTTTTCGCACCATCATGGGTTGCGAAACCAACTTCATCAGCAAAGTCCATAGTACTGCAGAACATTACGTTACCGTAAATTCCGTGAGTATCTAGGATATAAGCAAGTGCCTTAGCATCTTTAGCAGCACCAATCATATTACCGGCACCTTTGAAAACGGCGACTTTCGCACCTTCGATTGCATCAATGAAAATTGTATCTGTCATATTTCTCTCTTTCTTTATCATCACGTTACATATATAATATAATGTCAATAACCGGTAATGTCAACCGGTTTTTGAAAAAAAATGCATTTTTTTTTAATTTTTTTTAAATTTTGTGTCTATCAAGCACTACAAGAAGTTTATCTACTAAATTGTCCATCATTGCAGATGTATGGTTTGGGCCTGGACAAAATCTTAGACGTTCAGTACCTTTTGGCACTGTAGGATAGTTAATAGGTTGGACATAAATACCATCTTTATACAATAAATCATCAGATATCTGTTTACATTTTACAGGATCTTTAATAGGTACAGGAACAATGTGACTTTTATTGTCTAATATAGGTATGTTGTTTTTCTTGAATTTTTGTTTTAGTCGGTTTGCTTTTAAGTGTAAATCACATCTTAACTCGCTATGCTCTCTAACATATTTTATAGATGCTAATGCACCAGCACACAAAACAGGAGATAAAGATGTTGTGAAAATAAAAGCAGGTGCATAACTACGAATTGCATCTACGAATGTTTTACTGGCAGCGATGTAACCACCTTGTACACCATACGCTTTTGCAAGAGTGCCATTTATAATATCTGGCTTAACACCCTTTTCTTCACATACACCTGCACCGTTAGGTCCATACAATCCAACAGCATGAACCTCATCTATATAACTAATTGCATCGTATTTTTTACACAGGTTTACAATTTTTTTAACAGGTGCTATATCACCATCCATACTATACACAGATTCGAATACTACACATTTAGGACCTTTTACGCTTTTCAATATATCTTGTAATTCATTTAGATTATTATGTTCCCAAATGATTTTGTCGGCACGACTATGCCTTATACCTTGTATAAGTGAACTATGATTATTACTATCACTTATAAAAGTTATATCTGGTATGATTTTTGCGATTGTTTCTAATGTAGTTTCATTTGCATTAAAAGCGCTTGTAAAAAGAAGTGCAGATTCTTTTTGATGTAAACGTGATAGTTCTAATTCAAGGGCTACATGATAATGGGTAGTGCCTGATATATTTCTTGTTCCGCCACTGCCGGCACCTGCAGTTTCTAAAGCTGTTTGCATACTATCTAAAACAAACTGATGTTGACCCATACCTAAATAATCATTAGAACACCAGTTTACAATTTTCTTGATGGCATACTTTGAATACCAAATTGCTTGAGGAAAGTCTCCACGTACTCGCAAGATATCATTGAATACACGATACCTGCCTTCTTGTTTAAGAGTTTCTATTGCTTTTTCAAACTTGTCATCATTTTGCATTAAGTGTAATACCAATACTCATTTGCTGTTCGCTGTTTATACGCTTCTTCAAAACCTTCCATGCCATAACCAGCACGTTCACAGTTACCCCATAATCTTCTAAAGTAACTATCATACGAAGAAGTTATAGTTTCATGTGATGCATTTAAATGTCCTTTGACTAGCCAAAAAAGCCTATACGCTTGTTCGATTTCAAACTTAGTCATTTCAGACCCTTTACATGACTCCTGTGAATTTTACAATTAATGATGCCGTTGTAATATTCTTCTTTCAATAGAACCTCCCTATCAAATTGTTCCTTTGCTTCCAAATAAGACATTTCGCCTTTGTTATTACATAGATGTAATATTTCTCTTTTAAAATTATTACCTTTATGTGTTTCTACTAACTCTTTTACTTCTTCAGATGAACCATAATAATCTTGCCAATCAGATTCAACTATTTTAGTTCTTCTTCTTGCCTTACCTTTTAATGGAGGTAACCTACGTTTTGATTGAAATAGTTTTTTGCCTACATATTTTTTATCATCTAATAAATTTGTAATAACATAAACAAATCCTATATAATCACCTATATCATCTGATGTAAATTCTTTATTATTATATAACCACATTATACTGCAAAACTCTCTCCACATCCACAAGAGGCTGTTGCGTTTGGATTAATCACTTTCAAATAAGAACCACCAAGTTCTTCTACATAATCTACAGTACATCCAAATACAAACATTTCAGCCATAGGGTCTAACCATAGGTTCTCTACAGTTGGTTGTTTATCTGTTACACCCCACTCGTATTGGAAACCAGAACACCCTCCACCTTTCACTGTAAGTGAAACATTTGGTTTTCCAACTTTTTTAAGATAATCTTTAGCGTTTTGTGTTAGATTTAAAATCATATCTCGCTTTCTTCTTTTGTTTTATATTGCCACTCATCAGTATGACCAACTGACCATTTAGGTTCAATTTCTACTGCATAATTTTGTGTACATACTTTAAAGTCAGGTTGTAGTAATTTATCTGGAGTTAGTGAACTGTCTCTCCAGATAACTCTATTGTTTGGTTGGGCTGCGAACTGACCATTGTCGAGTCTAATAATATTAAATGATTTATGCTCTGGATCATGTTCAGAAAAGTTGGTATCAATAATACTTTTATCTCTGTGACCATTATCAATTGTAAATTCGTAATCACCAGGATGCATCTGTTTATCTTTACCAAAAAATTCACATCTAGATAAAATAGGTTTTTGCACGACTGTTAAATCATAATCAAAACAATCCCAAAGCTGCAAAACATCAAGAGGAAGGTTACCGTGATCCATTTTCCAGACGAAGGCTGAGAGAGGAAGTTTATCATATAATGCTCCATAATCTGTTAGTAAAGTTTCAAAATATAATGCTTTGTACATTGTGGATTTAACACTAATCCAAATGCCTGGTGTATATTCACCATGACCTTTTTGTAGATCATAAAGATATTCTTTTCTAACGTATACGTTAATTGGAGGAAGTGGGTGAACTAGAAATGCCATATTTTTCTTTTAAACACTCCTTGGTTGTTATCATATGTATTTATAACCCAATCAATCCCACTCATCGTCTTCCCAGTCCTCATCGTTTGTTTCTGGTACAACTTCAGATCCACAATTTGGACAAAATGATACAGGTAATAATGAAGGAGTTTCTATTGTAAACTCCCCATCGCAATTATTACAGTATATTTCCTGTTTTCTCATATTTGTGATATCTCCACTCTACATTGTTCTAGAAATTTTATTCCTTCATCGGAACGATATTTATATCTGTAAAAAACACGTTTAGCACCCATTGTATAAATTTGCTTTGAACAATCTAAACAAGGTGCATGTGTAATGTACATATCTGCATCCTTGCCACTTTCAATTGCTGCTGCTAATTTTGCAATTGCGTTTGCTTCAGCGTGTATTACTTCTGGTTTTGTTTTTGTTACTAATGGGTTGCCTAGATCATCTGTAGATTCAACATATTCACATTCATTCGACCAACCAGACGGCATTCCGTTATACCCTATACTGATTATTCGATTATCCTTTACAATGATTGCTCCTACTTTTAATCTTTCAGCAGTTGACAGAGAGGCGAACCTCTCTGCCGTATCCATGTATGCTAATTGCCACTTATTAGGCTGCGTAGGCATCGTCCCAGGAACCCTTAAGCCCTGCAACTTCATATTCTGTAACACGGTTTTCAAAAAAGTTGGTATGATCTGCGCCATTTAGTACCCATTCAAGCCAAGGCAATGGATTATCCTTTACCTTAAAGTTTGGTTTCATTCCTAATTGAAGTAATCTTCTATCAGTAATATATCTAATATATTGTTTTACTTCGTCCATAATAAGACCTTCAACGTCTCCCATCTTGTAAGCTAGTTCGACAAATTTATCTTCTAACCTAACAATATGTTTTGACATATCATAGATATCTTTCTTAAATTCATCATCAACAATACGTGGATGCTCTTTACAGAATGCCTTGAATAATTTTGAGATACCTTCAACATGCATTGACTCATCTCTAATTGACCATTCAACAACCTTACCCATGCCTTTCATTTTGCCATAGCGTTGAAAGTTGAGTAACATAACGAATGATGCAAATAGTGCTACGCCTTCATTGAATACTGATTTTGCAAGTGCAAGACCTAATCCTCTCATAGTTGAAACATCAGAATCAGTCATGTAATCAATCTTATCTGCCATCTCTTGATATTCTAGAAAAGCATGATATTCACTATCAGGCAATCCTAATGTTTCGTTTAGTAATGCGTAAGCACGTTGATGAATACCTTCACGGGTAGCAAAGGAACCTAACATATTACGAACTTCATTATTCTTAAATTTAGGAATAAATTGGTCAAAGTAGTTTTGACCAACTGCAACATCAGATTGTGTAAATAGTCTAAGAATATTTGTTACATATTCTTTTTCTAGATCTGACATCTTACCGCCTTTCCAGTCGGTAACATCTTCTGATAGGTCAACTTCCTCTTCAATCCAATGTGCCTTTTCATGTCTTGTTGTCATTTCAACTGCCCATGGGTAATGGAAAGGTTTGTATGTTTCTGAAAATTCTAACAATCCACCTTGCTTCTTAACCAATTGGTCAGCTATTGACATTAAGTCATTATAGGTTCCAATATGTTTATCATCAATAAAGATTTGAGGTACAGATCTTGCATTAGGTAATTTCTGATAAAATGCAAGTCTCTGTTCTTCGTCATCTAATTTGATTTGTGTATATGCAATGCCCTGTTGCTTAAACCATGCTTTTGCTTTTTCACAAAAGGGGCAGTTTGATTTTGTGTAAATAAGTACGTCCATTCTTTCTCCCAATGTCTTATCCTCTCTTTTATCCTTGGCAAGCGACACAGTCGTCTTGCTGTTCTTGTGTTCCATTCACAAAGTTTACTTTTTGAGCGTCAATGTTGATAACATTGTCTAACTTTTCACGTTCAACTTTTGCTGAAACATTTTCTGCTCTATTAGTTGCTTCGGTCCTCAAGTAATACAGACCTTTACATCCTTCTTCCCATGCCTTTAAATGAACCTTATGTAGGTACGCTTTTTCGGCACCTGCAGGGAAAAATAAATTTAGAGATTGTCCTTGGCATAGATATTCTTGTCTATCACCGCCTAATTTAACAATCCATTCTTGATCTAATTCGATTGCTGTTTTGAATACTGCTTTCAAGTGGTCGTCCAAAAATTGAAGGTGTTGAACTGATCCGCCATTAGTAATAATTGACGACCAAATATCTGCTGTATTCTTACCTAACCTTTCTAACTCTTCTTCAAGATATACATTTTTATTTAAATGAGATCCTACTCTAGTCCTTGATGTAAACGCATTTGCTTTCCATGGTTCAATTGAAGGACTTGTATTTAAAATCATAGAAGAATTAGCGTTAGGTGCAATAGCAAGCATGTGTGCATTTCTACGACCAGTGCCTTTCATATCAGGCGCTTCACCTTTTAACTTGCCTAATGCTGTTGTTGCAATTACTGATTTATCTTTCATTGACTTAAAGATAATTTCATTGATTTTAATTGCCTCTTCAGATTCAAACGCTACACGTTTCTTCTGTAAATACGAATGGAAACCCATTGCACCCAAACCTAAAGACCTTTCTTGCTGTGCTGAATATCTAGCACGAGAAATTTCATCACCTGCATTATCAATAAAGAATTGAAGAACATTGTCTAGAAAAACAATAAGATCTTCAATCATTGAAGAGTCTTTCCAATCATCATACAACTCAAGATTAACAGATGAAAGGCAACAAACTGCTGTACGATCTTCTGATGTTGCGAGATGAATTTCATTACATAAATTTGACCCACGAATCTTTAGACCTAAATCCTTTTGTGTTTGAGGTAACGCTTCATTAGCAGTATCAATAAAATTGACATATGGTTCACCTGTACGATATCTTGTTTCTAAAACTAACTCCCATAGTTTACGAGCAGGCATTGTATCACGTACTTCATCTGTATCTGGGTCACGTAGTTCCCAATTATCACCTGCTTTAACAGCTTTCATAAACTCATCTGTTACATTTACAGCATGATGTAAATTTAAATTTTTCCTATTAACGTCTCCAGTCGGAACACGCATGTTTAAAAATTCAATAATATCTGGATGTGAAATATCAAGATAAGCAGCGTAAGATCCTTTACGTGTTCTACCTTGTCTATATGCAACCATATCCGCATCTACAGTATGTAGAAATGGCATAGGACCTGGTGCCTTTTTTGAAACAGCACGGATATCTGACCAATGTCCACCTACACCTCCGCCTTTAACTGATAACCATCTTAATTCTGCTGTGTGGTCAATCAATCCTTCTAACGAATCCGGCACATATGTTAAAAAGCATGAAATAGGTAATGCCTTTGGTTTCACACCTGGTAATGGTGCATTTGATAACACAGGGGACGCAAACATAAACCATCCTTTAGATACATAGTCATAAATGCGTTGAGCAAATTCTAAATCTCCATCCGAGTAAGCAACTGCTGCTCGAGCAAATGCTTCCTGTGGTGTTTTTTCATCTTCTTGACAGTAGTAGTCTGTCAATAATTTTAACGATTGCTCTGTTAAAATTTTATCCCTTTCTGAGTATATACTAATACCCAAATAGTTGCGTCCTCTAGCCATGCAACACTCCTTTTGTTTTAATTGTTAATTAGTGGAAAAATTTCCGAAATAGCTTGACCTACTGCCTTTGCTACTTCGATGTGTTCTTTTTGTGTCCCATGTTCAGATCTTAATTCAACATAATGAATCCATGATCTAATCGTTCCGTTCATATATAATCTGGACACTGTATTACCTTCAGGCAATACGGCACGTGCTTGCTCCTTGGCGATTCCATTTTCAATCGCCCAAGTGTACGCTTTACGTGCTTCAATTATAACTCTTTCTTGTGCAAGAGCCCATTCTGTTTTCAATTCTACATCATCAACTTCTATAGAATTTTGACGATTCTTTTCGTCTTGCAATCTTGCTTCACGCACTACAAACTCTAGATCCTTTGTAGGATCTGCATATCTTTGAGAAAATTCTTGAAAAGAAAAAGATCTATGTCTTAATATCTGTCGAGCGATATCTCTAGTTGTCTCAATTTCTAAGCAAGCAGATGCCATCTCAAATGGCGACCAGTGCTTGTGCTTTGATAGATAGTTGAGTAACTTAGTAGAGGTCTCTGTGTTAAGCTGATTTGATGGGTTAGATACTCTAGCACAATAAGCGACAAGATCTTGCATGTGTTCTGCCTTCTCATCTAATCCATTCTCTAATCTAAACCTACGAGTTGGTTTTGAGTAACTAATTAGTTTTACTTTCATTTAACATTTTCTCCAATTACTTAATTCTAACTTACCACTTAATCCTCTATGAGAATTTTCATCAATAACTAATTCAATGGCGGCACTAGATTGACCGTCAATGACCATATCATTAATATCTTTTTTATTTACACCTTTGGGCCAGATACAAACACGAAGACCTTTGTCTAATATTTTTTCCATTTGTTGACATATTTGTCTATTCCTTGGTTCATTATCGTATACAAAGGTTGCATTATCAGTATTGTGTAACCCAATTATGTTACCGTCAGCTCCTGCCATAGCCAATGAGTTTGTAAGAAACAAACTATCAATAGGTCCTTCGGTTACATAATACTTCTTATCGAAGTTTATGGTTTCGAGACCAAATACTTTGGGCATAGATTCATCAAGCATAATTGTTATATATCTTAATGAACTAGCACGCAAAGCACGTCCTTGGAATCCAAAGACATTTCCATAACTATCAATGAAGGGTAATACGAGTCTCGGTTCATCTATATCTATAGGCATCTTGCCTGGAAGTAAACTGTTGACCCACTCATTGAATTTAGATGCGTAATATAATTTATAATGCTTTGAACCTGGAATCCGCCTATTTTCTAAATATTTTTTTAAAAAATGTTGTGGCTCTAATTGACTCACTTTCTTCAATGAATGTAAAGGAGATTCCTTTTTTGTAAATGGAGGAGCCTTCCTTACAAGTTTCTCTAAAGGTTCAATAGTATTATTTGCATAGGATCTTGTTCTACGTTCAAGTCCCATGTCTATTATATATTCATTATGTAATGCAGGTTCAATGGCTCTTAGTAAATTTTTCAATGACATTGATGCATTACAGTTGTGACAATAATACAATGCAAGATTGTCTTTTTCTAAAATCCAACCTCTAGCTTTAGTTTTTGATTTTTGACTATCGCCACATATAGGACATCTCATATTTGCTTTGTAAGGTTGTTGACTCTTTACAACAAACCTTTCAAGGCGTACAGAGAGGTATCCTGCATACTTAAGATCAATAGGATGCATAATAATAACCTGCAGTTAGTTTGCGCTGTATAACGTTCATTATACAGGTTTTTGTTCAAATGTCAAGTAAAATTATTGCAGAATTGAAATAAAATTTCCTGCTTGTAAAAACGTGGCGATGAGGAATCCAAACCCCCAAGCCGTTCCCATAATATACCATTTCCATTTTTCTAGTATAGCTATTCTTTTATCCATTGCAGATATTAGCCGATCTAGCTTAGAATGAAATTCATCTAAATCTTTTTTAAGTTCACGTTCACCATCTGTTATCCTTTGATGAACAATTTCAATATCTTTTTCTGTTGCCTCTTGTTTGGTTTCGTGTACGGCAAGTATCTGATTAATACCAGATGATACCTCAGCAATCTTGTCAATAGCACTATCAAGCTTTTCTAAAACTTGATTGATATTGCTTACGTCTCTTTTCAGAATTTCAACATCTGTTTTTATACTTAAATCTTGTTCCGTCATTAAATTTACTCTTTACCTGTACGTAGCAAACCTTTTTAGAGGCATACCATCTTTATTTTTCTTTTTATACTTTTTCATTTGTTTAGGCGTAAGTCCAGGTTCACCAGCTTCGCCACCTGTACCTGCAACATTTCCTACAACATTGGCAATATCCTCATCTACAATAGATTCAAACATTTTGTTTATATCATAATCTTCCGCAAGAACCATATATCGTTTTAATTCTTGTTCTATCTCTTCTTCAGTTATCATTTCAGCTTCTTCGATTCTATGGTTCTCTTTAATTAACCATAAAGCTGCTGCATATGATCCAAGTCGTGTGCTACCACCAGGCACCTTTTCAAGTAACCTTTTCAACTTTGTAACCATTAAGTCAAACAATCCAAATGCATCATGTTCTTTTTGTTTTCTAAAATCTTTGCGTTTTTTTAATTGTTTACCTTTAGCATCTATAATACCGAGTTCATACGCATCCCACTCCTTGAATGGAGTAGCAAGTCGTTTGATAAACTGATATAATAAAAATAAATCAATAACCATTAAATGTTCCTAAGTTCTTGTACTATTTTATCATCTAAAGATATATCACTACTATTAATTGTTAACCCATCATATTCTATCTTATCAGGCATATATCCTAACATGATAACAAAAGGTTTTAGATAACTACTATATTCATCTAATTTCATAAACAACATTTGTGTTGCTGCCGGTCCAAAACAATTATATAAGACGATTAGATGATTTAGTATTAAACGAACTTTAAGATCATCATCTTCTTCATATCTTTTAAATAATCTTTTCAAATATTGAAAGCGCTTCAAGTCGTCATAGAATTCATCGACTGAAGCGGCTTTCCTTTGGTCATAATGTTTTGCTGCAAAAATCGTAAAATTGTTTTCGTTCAATACCATTTTCTAATCACCCAATATCATTATTGTTAATTACAATAATATTTATTAGGAGTCAGCTACAACAGTATCTTCGTTTGTGGCATCATCAGCACCACCCTTATCAAGACCTGCGTCTCCTTGTGCAATTGACATTGCAACTAAAGATTCTGCCTTGTGGCGTGTGATAGCCCCGCCGGCGCCTGCTGTATATGTTGTATACAGATTCCAGCCACCTGTTTTAAGACCTTTTGCACGGTTACTCGCTACCGCTGCTTCTGTAGTATCAACAAAATAAGCATTGTCCTTATCTGTTGAGTTCAGATACTTTGGTGCGCTGTTAGCATCATCAGTATTTCCCCATAGTGCCATTTTACTTCTCCTTGTTTTTAGTTTTTAAGGCTTTAGAGATTGCTTTTCTTCTCATATGTAAATATTTATCAGATTCGTCCTCATCACCATCATTATCGATATCGCCATCTTCTCTATCATCGAACTTTTTCTTGAGTTCTTTTTTGTCAACAGGATCCATCTTTGCTTCATTCTTTTCCATTTCAGAAGCACATTTTTTTACTTGTTCTACTGGAACATCATATTTTTTAGCTGCCATTTCGTATGTAACATCACCGTTAGCCATGTACATTTTAGCTGCTTTGATTACACCTTCACCATAACCCTCATACGCTTCATTAGCATTTGATTTTTTCTTCTTCTTATCATAAGAAGAGTGAATATGAGACGCCTCTAATGTAACTTTTAAATCTTTTGTAGGTACCCTAGTTTCAATGCCATGTGGGAACATAACATCATACCACTCAACAATACCTTCTTTAGTTGGGTCAGCGTGCATTGTAGGAATACAATCGCCTCTTCCCCATTTCTCATGGACAACCTGCTTGGCACACATATGCTCTCTGTTAGCAGGATTATCGCTTGCACTTAATTTTTCAGACATGTAGTTCTCCTTATTGTTATGTTATATTTATATTTTTGCCTTTATATGTGCTATTAGTTGTCAACCTTTGCACCACCTCGCCACTGATAACATGACCAATAACGGGCTTTTGTTTTAGGACCAGGATTATCACAATTATGTCTGGCTCTAAAGTTTTTTCTTCTTGCTGGGTCATCTCTTTTGATTTCCATATTTGGATCACCAAAAGTTACTTTGACAACATTACCTTTTTCATTTTTAACATATACACCAAATTTACTATTAGACCCTGAAGGTAATCTAAAGGGGTCATTTAATTTAACCTTCTTACCTTGATACTCAGCCTCTGTAATAACTAAATCATCATAAAGATCACAATCCTCACAGATTTGGTCAATTATATCTTCGTTGTGTTCTCTAAATGATTTCATTTAATTAACTCACAATTTGTTGCGTTGGCTTTAAGTTCTTCACCTTTTTTATGCACCCACACATAAGAGTAAACAATCCTTCCATCTTCTGGTGCAGTACATTTTTTACCTAATTTAATCTCTGATGGAACAGTATGTCCACTACAAGATGCTAACATTAATCCCGTTAGTAATATTGCTACTATCTTCATTTTACTGGCATCACTCTTAAGTTACCTGAAACATACAAAGGATGGTTCTTAATAGCTTTGTGGGTATCTTCCTCATCATTATGATTTACTTTCACAAAGTGTTTCTTTCCTCTCATAACAAGATCATAACCTATTTTCGTTTTATCCATTACCTTTTTAATATCTTTATGAATTTGTGCCATGTTTGCTTCGACTACAGTTTCTTCTTTAACAAGATCTTTTTTAAAATCTCTTTGAATTTTTGGCAATGCAGAAGCTAATGTTTTCAATTGAGGCTCTGTCATTTGAATATATCTTCCACGCTGTCCAGGACCTGTCATGGTTATTTGTACACCAAGTTTACCTCTAGAAGCAGAGTATCTATTAATCATTATGCCATCTTTATCAAAAAGGTCTGTCCCTTCATTAAGTTGTTTTTGCATCACATGATTTGCAAAACCTAAATACTTTTCTTGCTGTGCAACCTCTTTTTCATCTGATTTGATATAATCACGGGCAATGTCTAAATAATCAACAGCTTTTGTAATTTTGCTCTGAACCCACTCTGGCATGTTTTCATCGTCTTCTAACATAGACATTAATTGTTCAGCGGCATCAATAACTATACGAAGTTGTTGTTTTGCCATTTCACCTTCATTATCATACTCACCTTTTGTTTTTATTTTGCTTTCAGAAGTAGTAGCTTTATTTTTATCCTTCTCTTTTTTCATCATATCAGCAATCTTTCCTAATGTTTTCTTATCCGATGTACTGATATTCTTTTTCTTTTGAGCATCAGGATCTAAATCAGGACTATGACCTTCTACGTTATACCCAAGTTTTTTAGCTACTTGATAACGATGACGATCTTGGTCTCCACCAGATTTATTATGTCCACCTGATTGTCTGTGATGATAGTCAATGTGAGATGCGGCGCTGCTAAACTTATCATCTTTAGATTTACCTAATTTTTCTGCATCGCTGTGACCTAACATAGATTCATTTGTAATTTCTTCTTTTGCCGTTTGAGCTGCTCTTTCAAAATCGGCTGCTGTAGGTGCTCCTTTTTCACCTTTCTTCCGCATAGGTCTACCTTCTTTTCTTTTTTTGTTTATATTATAATATAGACCTTTTGATTTTTCTTGTATAGGCATATCATCTCCTTCTAGATCTCTTTTTCCTGTTAATCTTAATCTGTAATCTTTTTTAACATCAGTAGGCATAACACGCTGAATATCAGAAATAACGTCTCCTGGATTCTTAAGCAGTTTGCGAAGTTTATTTTTAACTTCACCTGCCGATTTTCCATTCATGTACATACCTGGAAGTCCTTGAACTTTTACTTTCCAAGTTGCAGTTTCATCTAGCGTGTCTTTAAAAGATTTCATCCGTATAGCTTTCCTAATGTCATTGGTCCTGCAACACCGTCTGCTGTTAAACCATTTGCTGCTTGCCAGGCTCTTAAAGCACGTTTTGTACCTGGACCAAAAATACCATCTGCACCAATACCTAGTGCCTCTTGCATTGCTTTAACATCATCTCCCTTATCACCTACTGAAAGAGTAACATTTACATTACCTTTAGTTTTGGTGGGCGTATGAGTGGGAACTTCTCCCCCTAGCATTTGTAATGCAAGTTCCCAATGGTGTTTACGATCTTCTAGACCAATGTATCCACCATTTATTCTTTTTGTCATTCCTTTAACATCACCTTTATCACAGAATTTATTAAGTTTGTTTGTGTGCCAATACCAACATGCAGACTCTAATGCACCTTCAACAGTGCTTAGATATTCGATAGCATCTTCAATATCCATGCCCACAGACTTTGAGAATTTTGTGTAGTTGTTCTTTCCTGTAAGTTGAATGTATCCTCTGCCTCTAAACTTGTACCCTTCGCCAGAAGAAGTATTTCCGTTCCCCATACGAGATGCGTATACGACATTGGCAATTTTTTCTGGCTGTCTTGCATATTCATCAGCATCTCTGCCTCCACGTTTAAAATATTTTCCAAACACACTATCTAGTGCTTTTGCTGAGTAGTTTAAGTTTTCTTCCATAACACGAAACCCACCGGATTCATGTCCGCATTGTGCTAAGAATCCAGCAACTCTTGCTTCAGTATTAATATCATACTTTGGGAACATATCGTTCATTGCCTCAACAAGTTCTCCTACGCTTTTTGCGTTGGGAAAAATTGATGTAATCATGTTTTCAGTAATTTGCATATGGATATCCTTTTTATTTGTATTCAATTGTCTTGTTCGATGTTGAGAAGTTTTTCTTTCTCATAATAGTCTTATTCACAACTTCAAATTCATCTCTATCTTTCATGTACTTAATCACAACAGGAAGGTTTAAATCTTTCTGAATGTCTTTAAGAACAACTTCAGCATTTGCATTCTTTTTGATGTTTGAACCTTTTTGCTTTGCAATCTTTTTAAACAACTGCTGTAATTCAGCAATCTTAATTCCTGGATTGTTACGTGAGTCGTTCATTCTATCTGCAAAGTGTTTTGTAAATTCAATATCAATATCAAATTTATTTAACAACCTGTCAGCAAAGATTTCTAAATCTTTAATTTGTTTGATAGTGACATTGTCTAACAACAGTTGACCACCTTTTAACTTCTTCTTAGGTAGTTTAGGATTTGTTGTTACAAACACACCATCTGTATCTTCTGCAACTGTTAAAGATCCATCTTTTTGCTTTTTAACAATATTATTCATTATTTCAACATAACTAGGTTGATGTGGAGTATCCTTTAAATACTTTTTTGTAAGTTCCGGTGTACCCCTATCCATATCACCATAACCTTCCATTGTTGAAACCATTTTAGCAACTGTTCTTGAATCTAGTTTATCACGTAATCCTGTTGTTTGTAATATTTTCATTGCATAGTATTCTGGTGAGTGTCTTAATTTACCACCTGTTTCTTTTTTCTTTCTATCTAATACATCTTTTAGTATTTTAGAAACAGCATTATATTTTTTCTTATATACAACTTTTCCTATTTGATTAGATACATAACCTTCTTTGATACCACGTTCTGCTTTTGCATTTTTAATCCATTTTAGTGCTACAGGATTTTTTATTGGAGCTTTTGTCCATGCTCCAATTTTCTTATAAGTGGATTGCACGGCACCTTCCCAATTTGCTCCATCAGAATTATCAACAATAAACATATTACGTCCAAAGAAGTTTTGAAATTTACCAATATTCTTTTGAACATCTTTCCACATTGTTTCAACTTCTTTTGCAGGAAGTGTCCTAGCACGTTTAGCATTACGTGCTTGTGCTGTTTCGAGATCTGTGTTTACAAATACCATTGCTGTTTCGTAACCCATGCCTCTTAACTGTGCTGCTTGTTTTGCAATTCTATCATAATCTTTGCCGGTTCCATCAACTACAAGACCTAATCGACCATTCATTGCTAATTGCATCTTTTTAGCAGTTAGAGCTTTTGCACTTACACGGATCTCTTGTCCTTTAGGACTAAAAATGTCTTTAGGTGTTGTTTTCAATCCTGCTTTTTTAAGAGATTGTTCAAAGGCATCATCTGAGTTAATTAATCTTAAACCAAATGTTGTTAATGCAGTTTTACCTACAATGAATGATTTACCTGAACCAGGTCCACCTGCAAGAAATACTGCTTTGAAAATACCCGGATCATTTACACCTTCATCTAAAGGTGATGGAGCATTTTTCTTATTTGTTTCTTTATATTTTTTCTTATCAGCAGTGGCAAACTTTTTTGTATCTTCACGTAAATCTTTATCTGTTGTATGATATGTCTTGCCTTTTGTGATATATGAATTAACACGAGCGAACCCCCACTGTTGTGGCGTTGTTCCAGGTCTGTGTCCTGTTCTCCAAGCAGCTACTCCACGGTCAAATACTTTTTTAAGTATTCCATATGAGATACCTGATTTTTCTGCTTTATCTTTTAGAGCTTTAGATGCTTTCGCTTCATCTAAATCAACTGATTCTGAAATGTCATTTGATAGCACATCAATCCAATCGAGGATTTCTAAATCTTCACGTTGAAGTGCTCTAATTTTAGCATCACGGATTTCATCGTCATGTTGTTTCTTTAATAATTCTTTTTCTCTCTTATGAGAATTTTTTATTCTTTCAACTTGATTTTCAATCATAGAAGATCTGAAAGCACGAAACCTTGCATCTAATTTTACTTTATTATCTTTGCCAAACATTTGGTGATATCTTTTTGTGTATTTTGAGGGTTTTGTTTTTGCCTCTTTATCACCGGGAGCAGGTTTATAAGCCTTTGGGTTATCGTCATCCATTTTAGCTTGTTTTTTAAACTGAGCGTCTCTTGCTGATTTTGTAGATGGCGCTAATCCTTTATGATATTTTGCAGGTTGTGTTCCCTTACGATCTTTAATATCTCTATCCTGTGCAACAGCTTCCATAAACATTTCAAATTCAAAATCTGTATCGTATTCTTCTTTTGTTGAAGATACAGGTGTCATCTTTTTACCTGAAAGACGCATCAAATCTGCTCTACGAACTTGTGGAATCATACGCTTTGCAATACGGTCAATAGCCGCTTTACGCTTTGCAACTTTTTTGTCAATAATCATTTTTTCGCCTGGTGAAAGTTTAGCATAATCTAAACCTTTTTTACCGGCAACTTTTCTACGAATAATATTAATTGCTTTCTTTCTTGCACGTAGTTTTATTTTATCTAATGTAGCAGCTCTTCTTAATGCTCTTTTACGTGCCATCTTGATTTTAGATTTATACTTACGCATAATCATAGCACGTTTTCTACGTTGCTGTAATGATAGAACAGCCTCTTCTAAAACACCTTCTTGTTCAAGTTCCTCAGCAAGTTTCATGCCTGTACGAACCATATCATACACAGCAGATGCTGAACCTCTTAGCTTTCTTGGTAAACCTTTTTTAAATTCTTTTTCATTTCCATCAGATGCTAACTGTCTCATTTTAGATGCAGACATACCTGATACATCATCTGCATCTGGGTCACGTTCACCTGCTGAAACAACATCGATAGAATCAAATGTGAAATCTTTTCCGTTGTATTTGTTTAGTAATGTTTCGAATTGTTGAACACGGTCAGAACCTACCACCAATACAACATTTGCATACTTCTTTTGAAGTTCTTGCATTACCTGAATAATTGTTTTTGCTTTAGATCTAACAATCATATTGCCAAATGCTTTTTTAGCAAGTGCAATTTTATCGCTATATGAGAGTGGATTCTTTTTTGGATCTTCTGAATGGGATAAGTAAATGTTTGCAACACCACGTTTTTGTTGTGCAACTGATTTTACTTTGTCGACTAGCTTTTCATGTCCAATTGTGATTGGGTTCATTCTACCCCAACCAAGCACAACTGTACCTGTGGCAGCTTCTTTAAGAGCTGTAGAGTCTACTTCTAATTTTGGATTGATTTCAATTTTAGGATTTTTCGCAGATTTTGACTGCGATTTCTTTTCTTTGTCAGCCATTTTTACCTCTATGTGTAGGTTTACCTAAGTCTAAACTACAATAATTTCATGTAATCGTATTTATAAATTTCTTAAGTTCGCTTGTTCCTTAAGATTATTCTTATACGAATCTATTAGTTCATAGTTGTGATTTGCTGATTGTCCCCATATTGTAGATTCCCGTAACCAACCTAATGCAGGTGTAGGATCCATAATATGTAATGGAATAGAACTAATTTTATCAGGCTGTCCTGCAAACCTTACTTTTTCTCTCATAAAATATCTATTATCAATTGCTTCGGTTATGCCTTGTTGCTCTACTTCATCAAGTAATTTTTCTGCTGTTTTCCAATGTATTGCATAGGCATGAGCACCTGAATGCCTTTCAACAGGTATTATCGTTTTAGGAGGACCAGCTTTCTTATAATTATATGTGTATAAATCAGGTGACTTATATCCTAATGCTACAATTTTATTTTTAGGTATATTAATATTAGGTTTATAGAATAAAACTGCATCATGCTCTAATATAACTGCTGTTTCTTTATTTTTATAAATTTTATTCCATATCGAAATATGACCAGCAGTTGCAGCAGCAGCTCCGGGTGCCATATAATGTTTGCATTGTATAGATCTTCCTATTTCTTCACTCACACGACTCCACAATATTTTTTCATGTGCACTCGGATCGGCACTCATGTATATTGTTTTGCCTTGACTAGAAAATACAAGGTTATGGTGTCTTTTAAAAATATATCCTTCAAAATATTCATATGGTAAATTGACTGAGTCACAACTTAATGCCGCTGTTTCTCTATATTCCATAGATATGGGTAAATCACAATATAAAATATATGCCTTAGATGGTTTAGCCATTATGCAGGTTGCTCCTTAAGAATAAATGTTCTTACTTGACTTTCCGGAACGCATTTTATATCTTGTATTGTTCTAACTCCATATTGTAAAATTAAATGCCTTGACAAACTTGGAATATTTTGTGGACTTAAAACATGAGCTCTACATTCTTCAAACGTATTAAACGTTGGGTTACTAAAGATATAAATGTCATCATAATCTCCTTGGTTAGGCATTGCTGTCATTATAACAAATATCATCCACTTCATCATATTAACCTCCTTTTAACGCCTCATATAAATTAAAATCTTTTTGATAATATTCATATACAGCACGTTTAGTTTTATCATCATAAAATTCATTGATTTTATCTAAAGGCGTAATACCCGCTTTTAGTTTACCTAAGATAGATTTTGCTTTGCCGTGTTTACTTTGAAACTGTCTTACATGATTTTCAATGTTTTCATAAACCCACCATGTACCATAGTCAACACCGTTTACTGTTGTATAATCTGTTTGCAGTATTTGATTGTTAGTGTCTTCTATATGACAACCTGATGAAAAATCTTTTCTAAACTTTTCTACAGTTGGCTGATAACCATGTAGCCTTGATAGAAAGAAGAATAAACTTAACTGTCTTTCTAATGGATTTCTTATAACAGCAATGGTCTCATAATCTTTTAAATGTCCTTTATGAACTACACCCTCATCATATAATTCTTGTAATTTCATATGAATGAAATGTGAGTCCTTACTATATTTACGTACAAAATCTACACCTCTGTGTGGAATGCCTCCATCGTTTACTTCTGTGTAAATATCATCTTTATCCGTATAATTCATAATTAACCATTGTGCAAGTGATGAACTTGCATTTTTAGGTACACGCAGAAAAATAAATTTGTGACTATCACTTCTTATCATAAAATTGCTCCCAAGAATTATATTCCCATTTGAGTTGCGTTTTAGGATTATCAGAAAGATTAACTATCTCACATCCCACTTCAATTCTTTTATTATCTAATCTTTCTAATAAGGTGCCCATAGGATCTTCTAAATCTTTATAATGATGTTTAAATTGATATAAAGGATCTGGTTCTCCACGAGTTTTCATATCATATCCCACACCATAAAATGATGTTGATCCATCAGGACCAGGTGTGTAATCCATATCAAATCCTATACACCCTATGACATCTGGTTTTAAGTAATACATTGTCCAATACATTGTCGTAAAGTAAATAGGTAATCCGCAATATATTCTTGCCTGTTCCCAAGGCATATTATTAGAACCCCAAATATAAGATTTTTGAAAACTACCCCTACTATGTAGTTTTTGTTTGTCAGGATTAGTTACTACAATTTTATGTGCATCATAGTAATCACCTGCATAAATTAAATTTGTCCATCGGTCGGTGCCTTTCCAAACATTATTAACACCTACTACATCCATACCATCTAAATTAGGTATGTTGTTTACATAATCGACTCCCCCAGGACCACTACCTACGCATATAACTTTTTTCATTTTTTCTCAACCAATCTTACCGGAACATTAACTGCCGGTCTTGTTCCTCTCATATGAAAAGGAAGCACTGCTTTATATTTATTTTCTACTAATAATTTATAATGACTTATAGATTCATTGTAAGCTCTTTGTACATTTTGATTTTGCAAGTCATCAATTATAGCATATTTTAAATCTGATTTCAAGAATAAATCTATGTCAGATCTAACTTCTGGATAATCATGGGACCCATCAATAAACAAGATATTCGAATTAGATATATCAGAAGGATTTAATTGTTTACTATCTTTGATAGTTAAATCGAATCTATTTGGAAATTTGTTTTTTACAATTTCCCCATTACTTAGAGTAATATCATACATGCCTACATCATATGAAGAAACTTTAACATCATCAAATAATGAAAGTATAATAGAAGAACTATGACCTGCATTAAAACCAATTTCGGTTAGGTGTTTAAAGTTGGTATATTGTTTTACATCTTTCCAAAACGAAATGACTTGTTCGCTTGGCGGCATGTGACCTGTGCCTCCATCATCAGGTAACCAAGACAAATCTATCATAATAATATCCTTTCGTCATTTTGATCTTGTTGCATCTGTTTCTTATGATGTCTATGATAATGTATAAAGTATGAACTAAACCTTCTATCATTAGGCAACCTACTCAAATGATAATTCCATTCTTGAGTTAATTTATTTACAGGAAGGTTATTATCAACAGCATACAAATTAAGATACGCTTGGTCGTATCCTCCCAACCCCCCAACGAATGGATCACCCGAAGTAACGAGTTGATGATGATGTTTTAAATTTTTTGATAAATGTTGTTGTAAATGATTGTATAAAGATCTAGGAAATACAACAGTTCCAGAATTAAAATGTCCTCCATAAGCCTCTAAAGGTTTTAATCTAGAGTGTCCTTGATGAGCACCTGACCGCATACAATACATTGATATATGCTTATCACTTGCAAAATCAAATATATTAGGGGCTTGTTTAGTCACTAACATATCAGAATCTACAAAACACATAGCATCATATTCATCGCACCAACCTTCCGTAAAAGGAAGAAATATACCATAGAAAGGATCTATAGGATGAATGTGTGTTAAAAATTTGTAATCTAACCCATGCTCTTTAGAATATTTATTAAAGGATTTACTCGATAAATTCCAATAATCAAAAGGTGCTTTAAGGTGTGCAACATCAGGTGAGTCGGGGGTTCTGTAATACTGATATACACAATATTTCATAACGATTTTCTCCAAAGTAAAAAATTCACATCACATATATTTATAACAGTAAAAGAGGGAGAAAATCTCCCTCCTACTTATCCACTAACATAAGTTTTTTTACTTGGTCGATACCAGGATTTTTGATTATGTAGTTTACCTAACAATCCATTAATTTTAATCTTTTCGGATTGCTCAGATATATGCATTTTATCACGTAAGGCTATTTCAATCATTTTAATATCTTCTACAGACAGCTTAAAATTTTCATTTGGTTTAGCCATTTTAAAATTTAGCTTACAGCTCTCCTAATAAACCTTTAAGTTTCTTTTTGCTTTTGCCCATTACTTTTGCTTTAGAAATAGCGTCTTTATTTGATGTGTCATCTCCTACAACAACAAGTGCAATCATACCCATACCTTTATGTGGAGTGCATTGATATAAGTAAATGCCAGGTACATCAAATGTGATAGACACTTCTTTATTGTTCTTTGACTTTTTAGGAATATCCCAACCCTCAGGAGCAGCAATAAATTCTACATTGTGTCCTTTTGATGTTGGTACCCAAGTAATTGTATCACCTACAGCCACTTTTGCAATGTCTTGGCTATATACCATTTTAGCGCCATCATCACGCTTATTCAACATATCAATAGTAACAGTTTCAGCGTATGCCATCGTTGACAGAAAAACTACTCCGAAAACTGCTGTAATAAATGTTAATGCTTTCATTTTAAATATCCTTTCTATATAAGGCTATGTTAGCCTCTCCTAATAATGGAACTCTTTTTGGTTTAGCATATGAATCCGTCATTACGATTTCGAAACATAAGACACATATGACTAGTTCTCTGACGAACTAGTTTCCCTCCTTGAGTTCTTTTTGCAGTTTAATCTTTTCAAGTAAAAGAGCTTTGGCTTCTTCATGTTTTCCCATTCTTGAAAGTTCATCAGCGGCTCTTGCATAAGAAGCTACTTCAGTCCAATTAAGAAATGATCTAAAAATTGATTTAAAGAAAGATGCAATTGCATCACAAACATGACAATAAGTTGCAGTAATTGTAGACATCATTTAACTCTCCCGTTTGGTTGTGGTCTTTTACCTTGTAGCATCATGTGATATGCATGTTGCCACTCTAGCCCGTATTCAGCTTTTGCATATTGCAATATTTCATCTGCATATGATTTTTGCTTTTGATTGATGAAGAATTGCTTTAAAAACTTAATAATAGTTTCCATGCAAACCTCCTCTACGATGCATAACGGAATCGTATTGTCTAACCCAGTAATCAACATCAGCTGCTGTCTTGGGATGTTTTGATGATACATACACGTCTAAGTCGCTTTGATATCGTGTATGGGATTTGGTATGAAACATCTTTTGGATGTATTTTATGATTTTTGACATTTTGTGTCCTCTTCTATGTATGTGTATGTGTAACCCGCACTGAGGATAGGCGTTGCTAGCCTATCGGTATTACTAATTTGTGAAATTGATGCAGTGCCGCATCACTTTTATTTATACGAGATAGGGCAGTATCACTGCCCCATTATTGTTATTATTTTCGCATAGGTGCTGTGCAATTTTGTCACAAGTACATTATTTCCAAAATTCGTAAAACGCTTTTGGTTTAACTTGTTGTTGCTCATCAACTGTTTTCTTCGCATCGTCAATTTGCTTATTCGCATCTTCAAGTGCCTGTTCAGACTCTTCATAGTACCCTTTATAAGCAGCAATGATTGCTCTTTGTTGCTGTATAAGCGCCATAATATCACTCATGTTTAAAGACAATGTCTCGTAACCATCGTCTGTCAATCCAATTAAAATTGGATCCTTTTTATCTTTCTGAAGATCTGCAAAAACCTGTTCTGCATTTTCTTCAGTAATGATAATCCATTCTAAATCTTTTAATCGTAATTGTGCTGCTTCTGGTAAAACCAATTTTGGCTTTTCAATAGGAGTAGCAGAAATTTCAATTCGTTGTGGCTTAGAACTACAACCCATTAATATAACTAATAATACTGCAAAGATAAAAATAAAAATACCTGTTTTCATAGAATTCATAATCATAGGTTTTTCCTTTTCCATGCATCTGATTGTATATCTGGGTTAAAGTTTGGATTTGCATCTCTCCAACATTCTGGATTTATTTCAGAAGGTTTTGTAGCCGCTTTTTCTTTATCTGTTAAAGGTGCACCACTGATTATCTCTAGACAACGTTGTGCATTCTTAGTTGCATTGTTTAATATTTTTTCGGTAAGTTTTGTTTTTGCTACTGCAGACGCACCAATATCATGTCTTGACAATCTATTTTCTAATGCTTTGTTTCTTTCATTAATGGCAGCAAATTCTATATTTAATTTGCGATTTTCAGCCTGCATTGTTTCAAATGCTAACTTTTGTTGCTTCAATGCTTCTTCATTGGTTTGAACAGCAACTTGTAACTTTGCATTATTGTCTTGTAATATTGCTAATCGTTCTTGCGTATCGTTATAATACCAAACGAATCCGCCACCTGCTAACAATAACAGTACGAACATTATTCCTGCCGCTTTAAGTCCCATAATTTATTACTCCGGATATAATGCTGTTCCTCTTGGTGTGTAGTTGTCTAAAAATGTTTTATCTAGTTCACCAACAGCAAGATATGTTCCATTTCCAGCTGGGAACACATGAGTTTTTCTACATTTAATATATGTTTCTCTAACCGCTCCACCTAATGTGGTGTGCGTTCTAATACCACCTGAAATTGTTCCAGGTGTGTCTGAATATGTATCAGATGCTGTAGCAGCATTATCATATTCCCAACCACCAGAATTTGGTATAGCTACAAATGCCATATTACGCTCCTATCTTTGCCAACCTTTAATTATTTCTTGAGAGAAGTTTGCTTTTGAAAACTCCATGCGGTCGACTAATTTAACTGTATTTTTACCTGACCTATCGATAGCAACAAAACCTTCTTGCTCTGTTACTTTGAATCCGTTTTTAGTTAATAAGAAAGTTCCAATAGATTTTGCTTTGTCTAATTTACGAACAACCATATGCTTTGCATCAACAATCATATTATATAGTTTAAACATTTCTATAATCTGTGCCTTTGGTACATTGGAAAAGTATGCCATGACTTCTTTTTGCTTTTGTTTCTTGCCAGCTTTTCCTCTTTCAGTTTTCAATTTATCAATTTCTTTTTGATAATAGTCGTAAATATAGTCAACCATCTCGGTAACAAATCTGTTAGGATTTGGAATACCCTCTCCACTCTTTATCTTCGTATTTATAAAAGCCTTAACACGTATTAATAATTCATTGTTTTCAGAAATACCATTTAATGTTTTAGCATTTACTCTATTAAATAATCTTCCTGCATTAGATAGAATCTTTGTTATAGATTTTGTTTCTGCTTCATTGAAATTTGCTGTGCCTGAGGCGTCTTTATAAACTGCATCTACCGACCAGACACTTTTTGTTTTTCTTTGACCTGATGCAATCTCCTTTCCAAAACTTGCTGACATCTTTTCAAAAGAGTCTCCTCGGTAACTTGTGTGCCATACCACTCCAAGTTCGGATCCGAGTATTGTTTTAGCGAGATCGCTATTTTTTGGTATCGCATAAACAATCGTATTAGGATGGAAAGTAATATGCGGTTCACCATTAAGTCTTTCTTCTTTGATATCGTCTTTCGAATATAAGAAATCACCTTGCACCACTCCTTCAATTCCTAGCCCTGGGAAATGCTTCAGAGCTAATTTCATTTTCTTTGCTAAATCTTCACTGCCAATATCATCATCGATATCTTTATTTGTTTTATATATTTTAGGATTTTTATTAAAGATGCCTTTCTTCGCAACAAAGAACTGTCCATCAGAAGGATCCTTACCTGCAAACACAGCAGGTGCACCATCCCATTTTACTGTTACAGTAACGGAACGCTTAGAGTTACCTGCTAACATATCACGTAAAGAACGTAAATAATTTATAGCCTGTCGTGTACCATCAACACCTCCATTGAGAATAATATCCTCAAGGTGTTCCATATGTACATTCTTTTCTTCAAATAGATAGTTAATTAATCTCTGGGTCATCTTTTCTTTCACACTTACATTCTACGCAAACATCATTTGGACAATTGGGACAATCAGGTGAATAGCAGTGACATCTGCATCCACAAGTTTCACAATGTCTTTCTGGGGTAATCATTCTGATTTCCAGATTGTCCAGGCACCATAAGCAATAGCAAGACCTGCTGCAATTTTAGCTAGTGGTGTTAGAAATAAAACCATCACTCCTAGAGCTACTAATGCTGCTCCGTCCCATGTCGTTCTTTCTTTCATTCTCTTTTTTATCCAAGCCATGTTTGACCTCCTTTAGTTTATATTTATCCGGAACAGTTCCCCAACCTACGGTCCTATCCCATTGTCTTTGTGTGTATCCTTTAAATTGTTTCATATCTTATCTGTTCCTAACATTTGATGGAAAGATTCTTCATTTGCACAAAAAACCTGTTTTACACGATTTAAAGGATAAACCATTTTAATATGATCTTTTAATATATGAGATTGTGTTGCTACATATGCAACACATTCTTGTGAAGTTTCAAATTCAGGATCTGTTATTTGATAATATTCTGTCAATCCTTCTACTTCAGATCCTATCATAAGAAATACTATAAACCATTTCATGGTAATTCCTTCTTGACGTTTTTAAATTTAATATCGTTTGGATATTCCCCACCTTTAGAGTTTCTAATTTCAATAGTGTAGTCCATATATTTATTATTACACTTAATTGTGATTTGTTTGCTACTCTTTCCAGGATAACGTATTTCTGTTACATTTATATTACCTGTCAGTTTGTTTAGTTTTGGTCTATCAAGCCAAAATACTGTAAATCCTTGCCGTTCACGTTTCACATAAAAGTAATTCATACCCCATGCACGTTCAAATATAGGTACTAGATTTCTAGAATTAAATGTCCTCAAAGGTAAACCCTTTTTAGGAACATCACCATCTGCTCCAGATTTTCTAACATCAAAACCTCTTTGAACTAAATCCAAGTCAACACCAAACGCTTTAAGAAAATCAGCACCTTTTGACTCAGGTTGTAGTACACCTTGAGCATTGAATATTGAAGCAGCTCCAGAATATGCACTAAACGTTATACCATTAATATCTTTCAATGATACAAACCATTTATGTCTTGTGGTGTCTTCTAATATAATGTCGCCAATAATCTCTCCTAGCTTTTCAATAGGTACACCTTCCTTTAATGTACTACCTGTTCTTTGTGTTACGTTTTCAATTTCAACGTCTGCAAAAGCAGGATATGATTTATTCATTTGGTCGACTAATTTAGCAAACTCAGCATCTTGTCTTGTTTTAAAATATTCTTTTAAATTTCTTACTGTTCTTATTTCAAATTTTTCGCCACGGTTTGCACCTCTGGCAATAACAGCATCAATACTATATTCAATGTTATCATCTTTTCTAATAAAACTGTAACTTGAAAACTTAGAACTATTAGGACTTATATCGTTGAATACAACATTTGAAATACCATTAGTATTTCTTAATTCAGTTTCTAGAAATGCAATTAACTCGTCTTTAGTATCCCTTTCAGGATTGACGAGTTGTAATCTATATTCTCTTTGATTGGGTAAATATCTAGAAGGTCGTCCAGCAGGTTTTTTATCCTCTACCTTAAACCCTTTCATGTTAACTAATTCATTTAGAGCTTCACCAAACTGTTTATAAAAATCTATAGCTTTAGTTGCTACTGCCATCTGAATACCTATTTCTTGAGTACTAAATCTTCCCTTCTACCAAGAAATACATCAGCAGCCATGTTACCAATATCGCTATCGAATACATTATTTTGCCACAAATAAAAAAGGAAATCTTGTTCTAATGTTCCATCCCGTTTACTTTGTCTTAGGTTGGCACCAAAACCTTCCCAATCCCAAAGTAATGCTTTTAACATTGATATATTGTAATCAGCCATCATACTAGTTATACGTTGACCGAATAACCTTTCTGCAACTCTTTTTTCTGCTTCTTTTAATTCGCATTGAGCTTGCAGTTTTTTAAAGTATGCTTTTGACCAATTAATAACTTATTCCTCTCTTGCTAATTTAGGCAGTGCCCAAAGCATCAAACCTAATCCAACACCTGTATACATAAAGAATTCTGTAAAGGTCATGGTGTCCATTTCAAGCCCACCAACTGAACCCATAATTAATCCTAGACCAATCACAAACCTAATCATAATATATCTCCTACTTGTATTTATGAAAATTAAAGGTACTTGGACCAGATTTCGTTCCATCCTTCAGATACTGTGTCCTCGATGGTTTCAGCATCTATAAAAGGAACTTCTGTTTTTCCAAGATTAACTGCAAAATTCATTGCTTCAGAGATATGCTCTGATTCTGTGATTTTGGCATAAACCTTATCCCAGAATTTCTCTTCGATATCCATAATGTAACTACTCATTCCCATTTACATCTCCTTCTTCATTATATATTTCTGATGCTAATTTAGCATCACTCGTTTCAAGATTAGAAACAACACCAAAGTATTTGACAAATGTCTTACAAAGGTTTGTATAATCTCCACTTGTCATCTCACTTTGAATATTAGAATAATCTAATCCTAAATCTTTTGCCCAAGTTTTCGCTTGACCCAAAAGGAAAAATGCATTTCCTTTAGGTCCGTCTAAATTAATACTAATCATTATATAACCTCCTCAAATCCCATACTAGCAACAACATTTTTGTTGCCTGCTTCATCAACGATAATATCGGCAACACTTACAGAATGCATCGGAGCCAGTCTCTCAATGTTTTCTTCAGGACCAATATTTCCCACTTCAAACACACCATTCAAGCTATCAGCAGTAATGTTTGAAACATGAGTATAATAACCAAGCTCAAGTGCTTTTTTAGCAATAGGAGCAATTTTCTTACCAAACCCAACGCTCATGTCTAATTTCATTGTTTGCTTAGGAACGGAATTATGTCCCTCTGCATTAACTTTATCCACTTCTGCGTCTGTTAGGTGAATTTGTAAAAGTTGGTATTTCATGTTTTTTCCTTGTTTATTAATCATCATACTATTAATATAATACATTCTCAGAAAATGTCAACCGGTAAAATGAAAAAAACCAACATTTAAAATGCTGGTTTTTCAAGTGGTTATAAATTATTTTAAAAAAATTATACAATTTTTTCAGATCCAGTTATAGTAAATCCTCTAGCTTGCATCACTTTTAGAACATGATCCATTCTATTAGCTTCAACAACCCATTGACCCATTTTTCCATCTTCATCTCTATAAAATATCATAACCATAGTTATTTACCCTTTCCAATTAATAACTGTTTGTCTATATAAAATAAAGTCTACCAAAACTACATTACACAATAAACCAAATGGTGTCAATGAAAATCCTAGCATCCATGGTAAAACAAACAAAAGAAATATCTGCATCATACAATATCTCATAGGATTATCTGGTGTCCAATCTGCCCATTTAGGCACAGGCCTTTTTTCCCTATAATCCTCAAATTCAAAGTTCATTGTTGTCTTTCTAAATCACTGCAATAGTTGCCATTTTCAGCATAATTCCAGTTACACCTTCTTCAGTTAAAAAACCTTTAACCGTATCACCTTCCTGTGTGATACCTGGAAGCTCAACTTGAGAATCACCTTTGAATACAGCAATCTCATATAGTCCTTTAGAACCTCCATATGATGTAGAATGCTTTACAACAGACAGTTCATATTTGCCAAATGGAACTATTGCCTGTACGCCATCATATAATGGTTCAAATTTTAAATCTTCAAATCTCATTTACCACTCCTTAAAATGTCCCAGTTCCTCATTGTAATAAAACCCATCTGTATATTCATCAATTTCTTGTTGGGTCATTTGTTCTTGAGGAATAAGTTGAGATTGTTGAGTTGCCCCAACATAATAATGCGGATTAAATTCTCTCCTATAATAGGAATCTGCACCGCCTCTATCCCAAGGACCTCCGTGTCTTTTATCAGCCACTAAGCTGCCTCTAACCATTCTTCATAGGTTACAATCTTTTCCAACTTCTTGACAAGTTCCTTGCCATAGTCAGTGAACAGGATATTGTAATCCCAAACCCAACCCTCTACATCTTGAGAGTGGTAAAACTTTTGACCAGAAGTCAACCAACGTAATGCAGTTTCTTCATCACCTGCACCTAAGTCGATAGTTTTCTGGACAAGAGCCTTGAACTCTTCTACCTGTTCAGCGTAAAACTTCTGTTCACGCTCATATTCATCAGATGCGACCTTACAAAGACGGTCATACTCGTCTTTGAGTTCTTGGTCAGTCATATTATCAAAGTCATAGTGACGACCTTTGACACCATATGCAGACTTGTGTATCTCGTACACATCTTGTTCCAGCATATACCGGTCATACTGAGCAGGAGTTGTGATACCATACTCCTCCCAGTGTTTTACATCGGTAGTAATCATACCAGCCCAACGGTTACTAGGATCTTCATCAATCCAAGCTTGTGTCTTAGCGTTGATAGCTTCGATATGTTTAACTAACTCATTCATATTTCTCTCCTAATCTAAACGACAATCAGCGTAGGCAGGAATGCCCATTTTATTTAGCTCTTCAGCATAGACAAGAGCACCTGCATATTTGGCGTCCATGTCTTGTGTGATATTTTTAGAAGGATTCCAAAAACTAAAACCGGGTCCATCATACTTTTTCTTGAACCCGTTTACTTTAAGGTAATCTAATTTCTTACCACGAATATTTTTTATAGTGACCCAGGCAAAACCACAACCCATTGGGTTTTCACCATTCTCTTTAATATATTCAGAGGTAGCAACAGCAGCTGCTTCTTGAGCAGCTTTTAACTGTTTTGCAAAATCAACTTGAGAAGTAACATTCATAATTAAGCTCCTTGATAGGGGTTAACAAAAACACCAATTGGTGAACCTACTGGGTCCACATAATCATCTCTAATAAAATCTTCTTCGTAAGTTTTTACAGCGCCTGTATCGTACATAACGGTAACAGATCCATCATGGTTCATTTTAATAACTTCACCAAAATCATTAACGATACCAATTCCGTAAAAAGCAACAATTTTTGTTCCGAGAGTCAATTCCATGTTTTTCCTTTCATCAATCATCATACTTATAATATAATCATTAATAATGGAAATGTCAACCGGTCCAACAAAAAAATCAACATTTTTAAATGCTGATTTTTCAAGGGGTTACGAAATTAATTAAAAATAATTATAATTCTATTACTTGTGCTGTACACTTTCCACCAAATCCAAACGAATTATTAAGTGTTCTAAGTGTCTCATTTGTCTTTATTCGCACATTTTCTCTGGGTAACATTTTAAAAGGATCTACCCAATTTTTAGTATTAGCTATTTTAGGGATAATCTTATTCTGCATACATAAGATAGAATATATTGTTTCAAGTGCTCCTGCCGCTGCTAAAGTATGACCAATCATTGATTTTGGTGCCCATAAAGGTGTTACGCCTAAAATATCAGAAACAGCATTATATTCGATAGGATCTCCTATAGGTGTAGCTGTTGCATGTCCACAAACAAAATGAATAAGATTATTTCCACAATTTTCTCTTGCTTTTTTCATCGAAATTCTTTCACCTATACCATCTGGTGCAGGACTTGTCATATCTGTAGCATCATTTGCTTTGCCTGGTTTATATAATTTTGCAATAGGTTTAGATTTATATTTTTCTACTTGTTCTTCACTTTGAATAATTAGAATACCTGCTCCTTCGCCCATAACAAACCCTTTTCTATTTTCATCAAAAGGAATAGATTCGTTTGCGAGTGCACCTATTTGTGTAAAATATTTCATAGCAAGAGAATTACATCCTGCATCAGATCCTCCCACAATAACGTAGTCATATTCATCTGCAAGATACATTCCATAATCGATTGCAGTCATTCCTGTTGAACAACTACTATAAACAGCAACGCTATGTCCATGAAATTTGTAATGTGAGGATATATGTGATGGACACATATCTGGAATACGATTAACTAATCTCCTTGGATTAGTTCTTTTATTGTTTATAATTTTAGTAAAAAGTTCAGGTCCATCTTCAACATCATTTGATACAGTTCCTACTATAACTGCAACATTTGATGAATGAGGTAAGTTAGCCATCTTTAATGCTTGGTCGGTAGCATGTAAAGCCATTGACTGTGCTTTTGTTAAAGATTTTATTACCTTAGGAGAAAAGTTATCAGGCATGACAATACTATCTGTATCGACTTTATAACCTCGATAGACCTTATAGTTTTCTGTTTTTAAGGGCTCAATATCCGTACTAAAATTATTGCCGGACAACATGTTTGACCAGCATTCAGTAGGATTATTGCCTAAGACATCTATCATGCCGTAGCCAACTATATAACAATTCACATTAGAACCCTTTTAAATGTTTCGGTTTTTGATCTTCAAAAATTTCTTTTACAAAGCCAATAGGACATCCAGATAATTTTTGTGCTACAAATAACACATGATCTTCCTCATATGTTTCTCTTGCACATTCTAGAATTTTAGCTTCTTCGATTGCTTCAATAATTTGCTCTCGCAGGTTTGCATTATTCACAGGTTGACGCCTTCCTTTTTACACTTTCTCATAAAGTTTCTGTACATTCTATTTTCTAGTTTGTACGCCTCTATTTCCCAGGGCTGATCTGCATATGCAGCACGACAAACTTTACCCATCCACCTATTTGGCTTTTTACCTTCTGCAGAAACTAACCTACCTTTTTCATATTGGTCAACATGAACCAATTCGTGTAAGATAGTTTTTACAAGTTGTCTAGGTGTCAATCCATGCCTAACTTCAATTTCATATTGACCATACTCAATATCCATAGCCCAACCGTGAGCGTCTAGATTTTTTGTAAACGTAATATCAACGTCTATATCTGTATTCATATTTAAATAATCTTCAGCGTATGCAATTGCCTTTTTTAACACACTCATTTTAAGAGCACGAGGTTTATTGGTAATTTCTAGCCACATAAAATCACTCCGGGAAACATCATACTAATAATATAATACATAAAATAGTAGATGTCAACCGGTTTATTGAATTTTTTTTTATATAAATAACAGTGCATGGGTGCGTGTGAATGTGTTCAAATTAACGCAAGAGGCAAGTGTGATATTAGATTTTATTGACTTCACAGAAGGAATAGTCGGGGTAGCAGAAATGCCCGTGGGGTTCGGCCCGACCACGCAGGGGTGCTAAAAGCGCTAGTTAGGAAACTAATTAGCGCTTTTTCTTTATGTGAAGTCAGCAAATGCTTTTGATTTTTTCTTCTGTAAACTAAAATCATCTAACACAGGACTATCATCAACTAATGTTTGTGCAGAATCTTCTACATCAAACAATCTCATTTTAGATCTATCAATACCCACAACAAATCTTTTTAGTGTATTTACGTCTCCCCATCTATTTTTCAACTGCTTAATCATAATTTGTCCTAATGATTCTAATTCTTCAGTTGAAATAAGACCTACCATTAAATCTGCTGTTGCTGGCAATCCAAATGATTCTGATGTATCTTCTAATCCAATGTCTGAATTACTATAACCAGAACGTGTAGTTTGTGTTGCTGTGACAACAGGTATATTACATTCTACTGCCAATCCTCGTAATTCTTCAGCAATAGCTTTTACCAATGTATATGAATTTACATTTGCACCCATACGAATACGGCTAGACATACAAATGTTTAGATAATCGATATACACAATGTCTGGATGAAAGTTTTTCTTAAGACGTAGTTCATTAATAAGATGTCTAAAATGTGCTGAACCTGCTGATGCAGTAGGATATTCTTTGATAATTA